GACTGGAATAACCTCTCAAGAATCAAAGTGCTCGACCCTGACACAAATGTCATCAAGGGCTATAAATGGGTGCGAAGCGGCCGTGACCACAAAGCCTTAGCGACAGTGTTTTGGAGAGTCGGCATGATGCGCTTCGCTGGTATGGGGAAGGTTATTGAATCAACAGAGGAGATAAAACCAAACAGCTATTTTATAGAGCCGAACCAAACTGTTAAATTTAATCCCGAGGAGTTCTTCGACCAGCTGGAAGATGAGGAGGACGACTGGCGATCGAGGGGATAGTTATCCACAACGCATTGCAACTTTACATTTTTTGTACTGTACAATTATAGAAAGGTCGATTTGCAAGTCTTTTTAATAAAAAAACAATATCATGATATTAGACGAAAACAACGACGCTCCAGTTGAAGCTGCACCAGAAGCGGAAGCTACTGATGAGGCTCCAACAAACGACGAAGCGTCAAAAGACGAAGGTCAAGACGACAAAGGAAGTGAGTAGGATATAATTAGTATATTCTGATTGAATCAGATCCCGAGTAGTTCCTGACAGTCTGCTCGGGCCATGGGCATGAAAGGCTTGATGGGGAGTTGATTGAACCCACTCCCTCCATGCAGGTTCGACTCCTGTCATGTCCACAACATGAAATTTCTTATTTCGCTCCTCATAGCACCCCTCTGGATACTCACATATCCTTTCCGGTGTAAGACTTGCAAACAATTCTGTGTCTGCGTAAAAGTGAGAAAAGAATCTACACCTCCGAAACACAAGACGGTGATTCTTGTACTCGTAAATGTTATAATGGGTTTAGGTATACTGTTCATGGTGTTGTAATGAAAAAAGTCCCACGAGGAATAACTTTTGACTGTCTTGTTTGTCGCAAGTGGTTCGCCACAGAAGACCTCCGAGAAACAACAAAGGGATTTATATGTAAATGTTGCCAGCGCAATCCAAGGAAAGACGGCTAGTGGGAGCCGAGGCAAGTAAAACCTTGCCTGAATCCCACTCCACTTTTTATGAAAGATTTTATAAACAACCGATTGGTTGGAGCAATCATAACTGTGTTAATTGTACTTGGTGGTCTTTGGGTTATTTTTGTAAATGCTCAACATGGAATCCTTTGTACGGAAATAACGGGATTGAAAATAACCGAAATTGATAATATACAAAAGATAAATGGAACACTTTATACATGTGACTTCTAGCTTCAACTTATAAATAATCAATAGATATATGAAGAGAAGAATTGCGTTTTTATTTCATTACTATTTTAAGAAGTGTGGCGATTTGACCTATGCTACTGGAAAAGAAAATTACTTTGAATGTCGCGATTGCAAAATTAGGGTTTAACATGGTGAAAAAGACACTTTACTGTCCGCATTGTGGTAAAAGGCACCGTGACCGAAGGTGGTACGCTCACCGCGACCACAAAACTCACCACTGCCTATTCAAAGATTGCAAAAAGACATTTGAAACGGAAGAAGAATGCGTGGGGGTGTGACATGGTGAATTGGTGGGGGAGGTTGTTCTGCAATCTGTTGTGAGGGGTAACACAGTAAGTGTTCAACAGCTTACACCGTTTCCCCTTCCCCACCAGCGCATCATGGGTGTTGAGAGAGCGAGTGGCGGAATAGGTAGACGTGTCGCAAGGCGGGCAATGATTACCAGTTGCACTGGAGCATCTCGCTATGCAAGGTGACTATACGAGTACAAGCTAGAAGGCGAAATACCTTAAACTAGGTGGTTAGCTCACCCCTCGGCAAATCCTGGCCTCGCTCTCCCAGCATCTTATGCTGGCTACTATTTCAAAAACTTGAAACAGCACTCTTTATGGGTGTTGTTTTGAGTAAGTATGATATAATAGAAAAGGCAGTACTTTGCCCAATTTTTTACTGGAGAAATAGCATAGAATTATTCACCAAAAGCCCTCGCCTCTGCGGGGTGTTTTTGGTTCAAAAGTTATCCACAGTTGACATTGTGCAAACGTGTTACTATAAAAATAGGAGACCCTTGCGGATCTCCTGTCGACTTCACTTTTTATAACGAATAGAAATCCGAAAAGGTATACCAACTCGGATCAACCGTAGGCTAGACCGACATTTTTGTCGACTGGCCTTCTTTTTATATATGGCAACACCAGACTTCACAGCCGGTCCCACATCTCTCGCGGCCGACATAAACAAAGTTCAACGTGACCCCGACAGAGAGATTAAAGAGGGGGTCGTTTCCGAAAAGCTCCCTGAGCTCGATCTTTCGAAAAGCGACGATGAACTTCTAAAAATATCCAAAAAATGGGAGGCAAAATGGATAAACTCTGCTGCGCGAGGTGAGTGGCTGAAGAACTGCGAAGAAAACGAGAAATACTGGCTCGGAAATCAGTTCAACAAACCTCAAGCGGACAAAAGCAGAGCGATGGTTGACAACTTGATCTTTGAATCACTAGAGACATATCTTCCACAAATGACAAGGAGAAATCCTGAGCCGTTGGTTGCGTTACATTCATCTGAGGAGTCAAACGCCACAAAAGAGAAGTTCGTGCAAAAGGTAAAGTTCCGCCTTGCTGACATAGCGGACGAGAACGTCCTGCGGATAAAACTGAAAAGGGCGGGAAGGCACTGGGCAATATATCTTCTCGGAGTAGTCAAGATGGGTTGGGACTTGGACAAGGACATCCCCGTGGCGCGCGTGTTGCGTCCAAAGAGATTGATCCTCGACCCGGAGGCAACGATAGACGAGGAGGGATACACTGGCGATCGAATCGGCGAGCGCAGGAAACTTCCTGCATGGAAGATCCTAGAGATAATCGGAGTGGATGAATCAAAGACCAAAGCCATCCAAGCAATCAACGAAGATCTAGAAAAAGACGAGAGAGGAACCGACATCGGGTTCGTGGAATGGTGGACACCAGAGTTCTTCTTCTGGATGTACAAGGAACACATCATACTCAAGAAAAAGAACCCGCACTGGAACTATGATCGTAATGACAAAGAAACTGCCACTGACACATTTGGAAACGAGACTGAAACCACAAATGATGTCAAGGGCAGGAACCACTTACCAGTTCCATCAATGCCATATTTGTTTTTGTCGGTCTTCAACCTCGGCGATCAGCCGATGGACAAGACCTCGCTTATCGGTCAAAACTTGGCGAACCAAGACGCGATCAACAAGCGAAACCGGCAGATCGACAAGAACGCGGATGACATGAATGGAGGAATGGTAGTCTCACTTGCTCGTGCGGGCATGACTTTGTCTCAAGCCAAACAGGTAACGAAAGCCCTTCGAAATGGAGGAGTTGTAGCCATCCCAAGTGGCTCACCACAAGACGCAATCCAACGATACTCACCGGGAAATCTCCCGTCAGACGTATTTAATGATCTGGTCGACAAACGATCACGATTACGAGACATCTTTGGAACGTCAGGATCCACGCCAGCGGGAATCAAAGACGAAAAGACAGTACGCGGGAAGATCATAACACGCGGACTGGACACTGACCGAATAGGAGGCGGAGTATCAGAATACCTCGAGCAACTTGCAGATCAGATTTATAACTGGTACTTACAGATGCTCTATGTGTACGACAAAAGTTTTCAACTTTTAGCAGGAGCAACGCCACCTAAATTACAGATATCTGTCAAGGAAGGATCGTTACTTCCAAAGGACAGCACGACCATAGCGAACCAAGCAATCGAACTCGGAAATGCAGGAAGAATGTCCCTTATAGATATGTACAAAGCGCTTGAATTCCCTGATCCCGAGCAGATGGGAGCGAATGTTTGGCTCGAACAGAACGCACCGCACATCCTATACTCCAAGATTCCTGAAGTCGCTCAGGTAATCCAAGGACAACAACAAGCGACAGCTCAACAAGGTCAAGCAGAGACCGACAAGGAAGTACAAAAGGACCAAACAAGTCATGAGCAAGAAGTAGAGAAAATCAATTTACAAAACTTTCTAAAGACACCGCAACAATAACATGCCGTTCACTTCACAATCACAAGCTAGATTCTTTGCGGATAGAAAGCCAAAACTTTTCAAGGAGTTCGCGCGTAAAACACTTTCAATAAAAAAATTACCAGACAAAGTCAGGAAAGGTTCAAAGCACAATAGTGCTCACGGAACCGGACACAAAACATTTCATAATTAGTTCATTATAATTAGCGACCTTTCGTTTCCCGGGTCATTAAATAACGGGCACGTAGTCAACATGGCAGAAACAACACAGGCGGAAGTTGCAACAGAAGGTGAAAAAGCCTTCCCAGAGCACACGGAGAAGGAAAACTCCCCGGAATCGCCAACCGAAACAACCGACACCGACCAGACCCAGTCGCAGGAGGGGGAACAAACTCCCGCGGAAAATAAAGATGGCGGTGAGAAAGAACCAGAGAAAGATCGTGGTTTTGCAGACGACCCGCGCTGGCAGAAGCGAGAAGGAGAATGGAAGGAACGCTTTAACGAGCAAGAGGAGCGTCACACGAAAGCCATAGGAGAGCTTACTCAGAAGATTGAGGGAAAACAGGATGTTCCCGTTACAGAAAACAAGTACGGATCTATTCCATCTTGGTTCGGATCAGACGATCCACAAGCATGGACGGACTACAATGTACATCTTGCAGAAAGGACAGGCCAAGCGAAAGAAGGCGCATTGAAAGAAATTTCTGACAAAAGCGCGGCTGACCAGAAACAACTTGACGATGCAACACAATACATGAACGACGAGATTGCATCCATACAGGAGGACAAAACCCTGAATTCAAGCGGCGAGCCGATTGATCGAAACAAACTCTTGAAGTTTGTGATGGATCGCAGGCTTGTGGACACCGAAGGACGGTGGAACTACAGGCAGGGATACGAAATGATGCAGTTAATCGCCGGATCAGCGTCATCCCAAGATCTTCAGGCCAAAAAGAAACTCGCAGGCGCGACGACCTCCGAGAGCACCCCTGAAGACAAACCATCGGACGTGAAGACTAGTAAGGACTTCGAAAATCCTAGCAGTCGTCCATGGAACTAATCGTCTTTTATAAATTAAACTTTACACATTATCATGGCTGAATTATACGGACAGAGAATTCAAACTACGGTGCAAACCAAGTATCTACCATTTATGATAGACACTATCTTGAATTCAAATGTCATGTTTCAAAGGGTTGTCCGAGCTTCCAAAAAGTGGGGTGGCCGAACTCTCCGTGTGCCGATTAAGGTTTCCAAGAACTCGACAGGAACGTCATTCTCCGGATTCGACACATTCTCCACGGCAGCTACCGACAACCGACAATTTCTCGAGTACACACCTTCTTGGTATCAGATAACAGTAGCTCTCCCGGGTGACGAGCTCTCAGTGGCAGACACCGAAGACAAAGTCCTCGACCTCATGAAACTTACCCTACAGTCAGACACGGAAGATATGGCGGATGACCTCGGAACCCTATTCTATTCAGACGGAACAGGAAACTCTGACAAGGACCCTCTGGGTCTTGCAGCATTGGTTGACGACGGAAGTGCCGTCGGAACGATCGGCGGACTCTCACGAACCACATTCTCCACACTTCAGTCTACTGTTACTGCGTCAGGAGGGACTCTAACTATTGCACAGATCGACACGCTCTGGTTCGCCGCAACCTCTGGCTCTCAAAAGCCAACGGTAGCATACGTTCCCGAGGCGGTGTTCAACTTCTACGGACAACTTCTCCGACCACAAGAGCGAATCACCAAAAACGCTTCGAAGATCAAGGGCGGTCTTCACGGAACGACTGGATTTGCTTCTCTCGACTACAACGGTGCCGACATCATAGCTGACGAAAAGGCAACCGCGCAGAACTTCATTTTTGTCAACGAAAATTATGTAGATTGGTACGGACTTAAGCACTTCGGTGCGACAACAGTCTCTTATAAGAGTCAGGTCGAAGGAAACGACTACGCAGCTCCAATCGGACTCGGTTTCTCATGGAGCGACTGGATCAAACCTGCAAACTCGGCCTCGGTCGTAGGTCACGTTTACTTTGGAGGTCAGTTCATCACGACCAATCCGAAAAGGCACGCAAAGTTGACGGGAATCACAGGTATCTAATACTGGGTCGACTTTATTAGTTACTTAAATTCCCCAAAACTATCATGGAAACAATAAAGAACAAAGCAAAAATGTTAGGGGTATGGACGCTGATACTTGGAGTCATTTCCGTTCTTGTTTTTACAGCTCTATTCAGCATCGAGAAAATTAGAGCGCAAGGACATCTCGACAACTTTTCCTTCGCTATTAAGTGTGACGGAGAATGTACTCTGAATGCCAACGCAACATTCCCAAGTATTGACGGATTCCTCAACGCTATTTCCGGACTTCCGAGCTTGCTTGATCAAAGCGACGACTCTGCATTTTTGGGGGCGATCGGAACTAGAAACATCGAGAACTATGTTCCAGTGGTCAGGTTGAACGACGGACTCTACACAGAGAAAACCATTCAGACAACCCTTGATATAGTATACGGCGCAACCTCTACGGCAAACGGGAGGTCTTGTGTTTCCCGACAGGATTCATTCATTGACGCATCGACCACGATATTCGCGATCTACAACAACTTCAACGCTCCAGCGGTCATGACGTCATTTGCAGTTGAGATAACTGGCGCAGCAACATCAAGTATTGATCTTGGAGTTGGTACATCAACTAGCCCACATACAGTTGGCGGGTTTAATCCTTCAATAATCAGTCTGAACACAGGCAACGGTACTACAACTCTGTTGACTGGAAACAGCATCGCGACAGGAACACTCCCAGTTGTTGTTATGGGATATGGTCAGGATTCACAGATTCCGAACTATCCAGAACCCGGTGCAAGTCAGGTGTACATTCACCCAGTAGCGAGCATTGCCACCTCTAGTGAATCACTCGTAAGCGGAGTAAATTCACAGGTACCAATCTTGGCGGGAGAGTACACTCTCGGTGTAGTCACAACTGCTGGCACAGCGTTTAACGTACTCAACGAAAGCGCAGTGATCACAAATGAATCAGGAGGTGACGAAGGAGTCACAGGAGTTGGAAACACATTCGCAGGGACGTATTCCTATCAGTATTGCGAAATCTAAAATTTATTAACTTAATTTCTTAACACCATCATGGCAACTCAACTTTCAGGACCAATAGCGGTCGCAGCACAAGCTCTCTATACGGAAGACTCGAATCAACAGCACAACTTGGGAGAACTCGTGCACTCCAATGACGGGCGACAATTCAGGTATTGTAGCGCAGGAGGAACTGCCCTCGTTGCAGGAGACCTTCAGCAATCAAAAGTAGAAAATACCTCAGACGCAGACCTTGCAGTCGCAGCTGCCGCAATTGGCGACACCACAGTTGTAACGACAACGACAGTAACCGTAGACTTGAACGAATACGCACAAGGATTCCTCGTTGTAAGCACAGCCCCCGGACTCGGACAAGTTTTGAAAATCAGAAGTCACCTCGCAGCAGCAGCAGCAGCTCTTACGCTTCAGTTAGACGACTTTGTGGACGTTGCTCTTACCACGACTTCGAGGATCACTCTCGTAGCGAACGCATACAAAGATCTAGTGATTCAACCCGGAGCTGGCACGTCAACCTCAAACGTCGTAGGATCAGCGCTTTTCCCGTTGACATCAACCTCGTTTGGATGGCTCGGAGTAGGTGGATTGCAACCAGTTCTAGCAGACGGAGGAATCACAGTTGGACAAGAATGCATTGTATCAAACGCAGTAGATGGAGCAGTAGAAGATGTTGCATCAACTACGCAGCAAACTGTCGGTGCAGCAGCATCAACAATAGCAACTGGAGATGTAGGACTTCTCAACATGACAATCGGTTAAACCCCTTCCCGTTTTCACTCTGGGGGTTCTGCCCCCAGCGATGAGAACGGGAACCTCAAAGACCAGCGCTAACAATAACGCGGAGTCGCTGGAGCCGCGATGGGGCGTAAAGTGGGAGCTCGCCCCTCCACGCAAAAACATGGACAAAAAAGAGATTTTGATCAATGAAATCGATCCTAACGCACAGGCGTCATTTACAAACTTCTCGGATGAGAAATTCACTGGATACTGGGACGGCAAGGGCAGGGGCTTCGAGCCCGGAGAGTCAAAGTGGATGCCAGCATGGACCGCGCGCCAGTTCGCAAAGGTGCTTGTAAATAGGGAGCTTTTGAGAAGGGGTCCCGACAATGAGGACGGAACACAGGGAGACTATATAATCTCCAAGGGTGACACAATGACATCCCCGAAGTTTCCGGAGCAGTTCCCGATCTTCATGGAGTTGTTTAACAAAGCATTCAAGCTCGACAACTCTGGTCCCGCACCGGAAGAAAAGAAGAACGACCTCGACACGATAATAAACTCGGCAAACAGAAACAAGGAGGCGGAAGCAAAAGGACTGGGTAAAGAATCTCAAATTGTAAATCCACCCGCAGAAGATGAGAGTTTCGAAGGAAAACCGGTGGACGATAATTAAATATAAACATGTCAAAAGAAAAACTAAACATAGCATTGTTGACGCTTATTCTTGTGGTGTTGACCTTCGGAGTATTGACCGTGCTCAAATCGTCCGACAGTTCTCTTGCTGGAACGAGGGCACCTAGAGATGCGAACCAAGTAGCAAGTGTTCTTGGAGAGGCATGCGACACCACTACGGTCACCTCCGTGACGGTAGGCCACGAAGAGTCTATCCAAGTGCTCGCAACTTCAACGGATCGTGCACTCACAAGACTTCAAGTAACAGATGAGGAAAATGTGTACACGGTATCATTTCTTGGCGGCGCATTAGCAACGGTTGGAAACGGCGTAGAACTCAGAGCTTCTACAACTGACGCGATTGACTTCGGCATAAAAACAGCCTTTCCTTACATAGGGCCTGTGCACGTCATAACAAGTGCCGCAACGACATCAATTCTCGTCACTCAGTGTCTATATAACTAACATGCAGCTTCTCGGGAGACAGGAGGTCAAGGAGGCGAAAAACGTCGCCACGTCTGAGCGCACGCTGAGGGTGGATGCTTTGATAACCGAAGAATCCAATCTCATAAAAACCGTGAACCACCTTAGAGACAAGCACGGCACGGAGAAACTAAAGCTCAACGCTGAACTTGCTACCCACACAAAAGGAATTGATAAAAAAAGGGCGAAACTCACCGGAGAGGTTCATATGTTGGAGAAGCGAAGGGCAGAAGCGATGGAGCCGATTGAGGCTGAAAGAGAGAAAGTCAAAAAGATTCTTAAAAAAGCTGATAAGACCACTGCCGAATTGAACGATCGGAAATCCGACCTTATAGCACAAGAGTCTGACATGAATCAGCTTAATGAGGAGCGAAAACAGGAATTGGATGATGAAGACACAATGCTCAAATCAGCAAAAAGACAGTTCAAAATATCAACCAAAAATCTCTCGACTCGATGGCTCGAATTTTATAGAAACGTGAGAGAAAAAAACGACACCTTTGCAGTGAGAGAAAGGGACGTCACCGATCGGGAGCAAAACTGCGAGAGGAGAGAAATACGCATGGGAAGTCGCATGGCACAGAGAGAAACAAAGGTCAAACAGATACTAGCGGAAGCGCGCAAAACATTACAAGGCATAACAAGGCATAAAAAAATAAACTATCATGGCGGAACTTTCAGGGCCCACACAAATTTTCCATAGTAACACAGATATAGTCGATACTTCGCAGATCGGCCAACTTGGAAAAAGGGGAATGGGACCAACAGGAGATGAGTATATTTACCTTCGAGGCGTAGGAAGCACAGCAGCGGGTAACTGGGTTGTGTTCGATGAAAGTTACTTTACCACTCGAATAGTTCCCGATGAAGTTGGACTTGTTGGCATTGCAATGGCAGCAATCAACGCTACAACAAGTTTCGGTTGGTATCAAATCTATGGATTAAACACCGTATCAACAACAGAGACTATTGCCTCTGCTGATACGGCACTTTTTATAGGCGCAACGGCTGGTTTAGCTGATGATCTTGGTGTTGTAGGAGATGTTATTGTGGGAGCGTACGCTATGACTGCGAGCTCTAGTGGAGTTACCACTGTATCTATTGCTTACCCAAGTGTTTCGAACGAACTCGGGGGAACAGGAGGAGCATCATTTTCAGATAACGAAACTCCGTCAGGAGATGTGGACGGCGATAATACGGTATTTACCGTCACAGATGCGCCAAGTCCAGCAGCTTCTTTGCAATTAACCCTAGACGGACAAATCCTAGCAGCTGCCGGAGAGGACTACACCCTGTCATCTACAACCATAACTTTTAACGAAGCACCCTTAACAGATGCCATTCTTCGTGCGTGGTACAGATTTTAATATGGACAAAAATCTCAAAATTTTAATACTAGGTGCTGTGGCAATAATTGTCATAGCGATATTAGGTTCTGCATATTTTAACTCGCAACAAGCAGAACCAATACCAGATCTAGAGGTAGAGTCAGTACTTGATCTCGGGCGCTCAACGCTCCGTGTGCCACAGGGAGGTACTGGTCAGAGCAGTTTTCCGCCAAACGCGCTTCTTGCCACTGGTAGCACTGCATCATCTACTCCACTTGTAGCGACAACGACACCCACGTTTAACAACTTTGTTGCTACATCTACTACGGCCACTTCCACGATTGAAGGATTCCTAACCATAGGAACAAGCACCCCTCACCAAGAGTCAATGTTGAATATAGAATCAACTAATGTAGATTATCATGGACTTAAAATCACAGGAGCGGCAAGCCAAGTCGAGCATTTACTCTCACTTGAAAACAACGCAGGCACAGAATTGTTTACAGTTGAAGATAGCGGTGAAACAGAGATTTTCCATGTAGCAACAGAAGACTTCGATCACGGCTTACACGTAACCACAGACGCAGCTGGCTTTGGTAGTGTAAACGGTATATTGATTGACTATGATACTGGAGCTGTCGCAGGAGGTGAGGAGGCAACAGCTATTTTAATTAGCTTAAACCGCACCGACTCTACGGGGGGAGAAGTTCATGGAATAGTTTGTGGTGCAACTTCGGGTTCAGCAGAGGCAGAGTGTATAGAAGTTGGTGTTGGCATAACCGTTATTGAGCACAGTTCAGGAACATTTGGTGATCCTCTTGTAGCTTCGTCAACTGATAACGGTACTCTATTTATTGACTTTGCAACCTCCACTACAGAAAACGCAACTATCTTTGTTGATGACAACGATGAGATAACAGTTGGTAGCGCTTCACAGTTTGGCTCGATTGAAGTTACTTTAGTAACTGTCGCATCAGGAGCGGGCATTCAGCCAACATTTGAATTCTCATCAAGTAACGATGGAGTTTTCACCACTTTTGCACCAGTAGACGGAACGAACGGGTTTAGGGCTAACGGTGCAATCTCTTTTGAAATTGACGACCTACCAACGTGGGTAACAGGTTCAGACGGAAACTTTCTCATCCGTATCACACGAACTCAAAATGGTCTAGGGACTTCACCCGTTGAAAGACAGATACAATTAGCTGCCACCACAGAGTATTTTTGGAACTCTGATGGAGCAATTCTAGTAGAAAACCTTTTCGCATCATCAACATTAGTTGTAGACGGACTCGTCTTATTCAATGGAGGTCTTACGTTGGAAACTGGAGACACATTCACCCTTAATGGTGATGCTTTCACTGATTTAACAGGAACAGGACTTACTATTTCAAGCAATACCCTTATACCAGACTTGACTGGTGGTACGGGTATCACATTCTCAAATCCAACAGTATCATTTGATTGTTCTGAGGTTGAGGGTGTGGGTATAAATTGTTCAGGAGAAAACATAACCCTAGACGCAACAGGCGACTGGACAGGAACACTTGACCTGCTTGAAGCCGCAAGTTTCTTGCGCTCTGATGCGGCTGATACTGCTACTGGGGCCCTACAATTACTAGGTGGCGCAACGACAACTGAATTATCTGTCTTTACTGATGCACGCTTTGGTGCGACTGCAACCTCTACCTTTGACGGTTCAGGTAATCTTTTAATAAATGCAGCAGGAACACTGACTATCCCCCAGAGCGCAACTTGTGATTCAAATGCTAACGGAGAAATCTGCCATGATACAACCGATGATCAATTCATGGTAGACGGCAGGGTTATTCAAACAAAAGTTAGAATATGGGGAGTAACGATAGCTTCAACCTCACCTGCGTTTATTAACGCATCTACAACTCCTATAGCACCAGAACTTGACGGGTATACCATGACAGAGATTAGATGTTTCACTACTGGTTCAGGAAGTCCAACAAAAGTAATCGCTATCCAAGACCTTTCAGAAAACACTACAGAAGATATTACTTGTGCTGAAACTGTTACGTCTGATGACGGAAGTATTACAAATGCAGCAGTTACTGCTGCGGAGCAGATGGTTATTGATTTTGGGTCGTCTGGTGGAACTCAAGTAGATTACGTCACTATTAGCGTATTTGGAACTTGGACTCGTGAATAATATGTATGCAATGGTTAAAAAGACAAATTATGCATCGCATTCTTGCGATTAAATATGAGGGGAGGATTCTCTCAAGTTTTTTGACTGTAATGCTGGTATTGTTGCTTATTGCTGTTGCAGGAATTCTTTACTTTGCTCCAAAAGAACAATTATCTGGAATAGGACAACCTATATTTAATCCGGGAGGCACACAAGTATATGAGACATGTAACGTAAATGCTGCCAGTCGTGCCTCAATTGATAACGACCTTAAAACATTGAAGGCACGAAATCCTGACCAATCTCTCCGTGCGTTAAACGGCAGAGAAAGAGCAAGTTTTAAGGGATGTGAGTATTCTAAAATAGGTTCAGTTCCTAAAACTCAAAGAGGTGATTTCTACATCGAGGTGACCTCTGTTACACCGAGAAAGTCTGGTATGACTGCCTTGGTTAGAGCATGGAACTCTGACAATAAGCAAATTGGTTTCGGAATAGACGGAACTGTTGATTTAGAAAGAATTAACTTCATAAATCCTCCTCACTTAATTCGTGATGATGTTAATGGAACTATTGTACGCACCGAGTCAGAATGGGATATCTTTTCTAATTCAACTCTTACTTCAACTAGAAAATTCAGAGAAGATATGGACGAGTTATTTTTGATAATGCTTGAGCAAGCAATCGGGCATAGAGAAAGATTACCGAGCGATAATATTATTCCAGGAAAGATAGGTAGCACCTTAACTACAATGCGACCTGATGCTGACCCAGAGGCAGCTAGTGTGGATGGATACGCCATGATTAACTCTCAAGCAGTATTTGCAACTGCTCGTACTGGGGCAGGGGATGAGTCTGCG